CCTAGCTCCCAGAGAAGCTCAACGCATCTATCGCGGTCATCGCCTAGGCTCTGAGAGTATTCCTCGGGAGTACCCTGGCTCCATTTAGAAATGGTCTGAAAGTCAATCTCGTCTCCGATTGTGACTGTCTGGTCTGGCTTAAAGGTCTTTAAGAATCGTGCGACATTCTGTACGACATGAACATCCTCGAAAGGAACCTGCAGGTCGCTCAGAATTACGATTTTCTTCATTTAATCCTCATCGTCCTCATAGGGGATATTGTCGATGCGATTGGGTAAATTAGGAATAATCCAATCAGGAAAGGATTCACGATCTGATAGCAACCAGAACGCATGAGTCTCAGTAAATCCAGCTTTACGCAAGGACTTGTAATACTCATTCAGAGCTATAGCATAAGCATCTAAGGCGCTATAGGTATCTAGGTCGATAGTTGGTCGTTTCCTTGCCATGAGACTATTCTCCCTTAGCTAGTAGCAATTCGTAGATTTTGTCTACGCGTGTCTCCAAACGATTTACCTGGTCTTTAATTGACGAACCGCTATTCGGCTTCAGCTCCTGTAAATAGTGAAGAATCACGAAGCGGAGTAGAGCAGCTACACCAGCCAGAACCGTCACTACCGCTACTGCAATAGCAGCGTAATCCTGAAGGCTCATTTCTTCTTATCGATAGCATCTACTGCCGCTTCGATAGCGTCTACGGCTACATCAGCGAGAGCCTTCTTAGATCGGTATGACTTGATAGCCGCACGAATGGCAGGAATAGCCATAAGTCCAAGTGCTCCTATGATTACTGCTTCCATTTATTTACCGCCTAACATGGGTATATTAAAGAACGAACCATCTGTATCGCCCGCTTTAGTGAAAGAAATATGGCAATGCGCGTTATGTGGGTTGCTTCCTTTATACTTGCGCCAGCGCCAGCCCATGCGAGAGCTTGCAATCCTTCCCTCGAAGATAATGTACGCGATGCGCTTATCTCCTGCCTTGGCACAGAGTCGAATCTGATTAGCAATATCGGGCATGAGGTCGGGCTTTCCACCCTTAACGACATCTCTATCGACATCGATTGCTCGAACAATCCCTGTTTCTGCATCAGGATTGTGGTCACTAGGACGCGCTGAATGGCGTGTATCGCCAATCCATCCATCCGAACGCCTATCACGATCTGGGAAGGAATCATCAAACTGTTCCCTTAACTGTTGTCCAGCTTTACATAGTATGGGCTTCATTAGAACACTCCCATATTTTCTTGTCGTTAAGAATTAGCTCAGCATGCTCACATGGAGCAGGAGCAATGAAGGCATCGTCAACTGGATCATAGGTATAACCAATACCAGCAAAGTTGAAACGAAAATTACCGTTATAACTCGTCTGCACCCAAGTTCCACCAACATTATCGATAAGCCATTGATAGCCCTCATCGCCAGCAGGGTCATTGTTATCGCCTACTGTTACACGAAGCACGATATTATTATCGTCTAATTCTGCCCAATGACTCATGATGCGTACCTCACAATTACGATTCCTGAACCACCGGCAAAACCGACATTGCCTTGTGATCCCCATGCGCCGCCGCCACCGCCACCGCCTGTATTAGTTGCACCGGCTGTTGCTGGATTTGTTGATTCTCCACCGCCGCCACCGCCGCCACCTGAGCCACCTGCGCCGCCGACATTGTTTGTTCCGCCACCGCCACCGCCACCGGCATAAAATCCACTTGCGCCTGATGAAGTAGCTGTCGCCCAAGTTGAGTAGGTATTGATACCCGCTCCACCAGCTCCGCCGTTACCGCCTGAAGCGCCTGAACCCACAGCACCTTTACCGCCACCGCCGCCACCTGCGTAAGGTGTAGATGGAACGGCCACACTTCCGTTGCTACCTTCTCCAGAAGTTCCAGTACCACCCGCATAATCTAAATGACCGCCACCACCTGAACCGCCGTTAATTCCTGTTGATGAGCTACTAGCGCGACCACCGCCACCGCCGGTTGTACTCGTTGAATTAAATGATGATGTGCTTCCCACATTTCCATTTGAACCCGAGCCAGATTGACTTGCGCCACCAGCGCCGACAACGACGGAAAGGCTACTCGTAGAAATTGTTCCTGTTCCATAAACCATTCCACCAGCACCGCCACCGCCAGCTCCACGGCCGAATGAAGTATTGCCGCCGCCGCCAGATCCACCGCCGGCAACGATTATCCATTCCATCGATTTAGATCCGACGACAGCAAAAGTGCCATTGGCCGTAAACTTGTGATAAGTAAATCCGCCGGATGTATATGTCGTGCCACCAGTAGCGGAAAAAGCTTTTGATTTTTGAATGCCTGAAGCAGCTATTCCAAGAATCATGAAAGGTCGCCAATCACGGTGAATGTGTTAGATCCTGTGCAAATGATTGAAGCCGCTGAGTATTGCACTCGAAGCTTTGGAGCTGAAACAGTTCCACCATTTGATGTAATGGTTACGCCTGCGCCCTGCGCCAAAGTTACTTGTCCAGCCCCGATAGCCTGAATGTTTATTATTTGACCAGCTGAGAAAACGCTTGGTGGAACCGTCAAAGTGATTGCTCCTGCGTTTGAAAGCGTAACCAATTTATTTGCGGCGTCTGCAATTACCAATGTATAAGTCGTTCCAGTTTGCGCATTAAATGCAAGAGTCGTCGCCGCTGTTGCATCCAATGATAAAGTCACACTTCCGCTTGTTCCGCCACCTGATAACCCTGTGCCAGCTGTTACTCCGGTGATATCGCCAGCCGCATCTGTTACCCATGTAAAATCTAAATCTGTATTAGATGCCTTGGATAGCACCTGACCTGTAGTGCCACCTTTAAGGTCTACCATCGCGGTATCGATATCCTGACCAAGCGCAGCTATAGCGGTTGCTCCATCTTTTACCAAGTCTGTGGACTGAGGAATATCCCATCCAAAGTTAGTTGTGGTTGTTGCCATTACGCTACTACTCCTATCGCATCTAGCCAAGTTAGGCTGGTATTAAGTGTGTTCCATGTTTCAGCCGCATTTACCTGTTCCCATTTTACCGCAACTTGGCTAAAGTTTACAGGAGATGCGTTAAATGTTACGGTGAGATTGTTCAGGCTTGCCCTGAATGTCCAACCCTCGATATAGCCCTGAAATGAACCCTGGTCGATATTAAGCGGTAGGTTTTGAATCCAGACAGGCTGACCAAGAAAAATGTTGATCAAAGCATCTCTATCGGAATTGTCTATTTCAGGGTTCCCAAGTACAAAAGTGATGTTCTGGAACTTAGGGTAAGGATTGGCTCTAAGCTCAATATAGCGATCTGCTAAGGCTTCAGCATCGGCAGTATGTTTAATTCGAGATGTATATTGCTCGGCATAAACTCCATAAGCGCTCTGACTGATTGGGTCGGTTGCGGTATAGGTACTGCTTCCATTATTGTTGTAATTAATTGTAAAACTATTGCGTAAGTCACCAGCTCTAGTCGTGACCGATAGCCCCAAGCCGTTAGCATGGTTGGCATCTAGCTCTGTATAACCATTAGCTGATAAGTAGTCCTGGCGATGGGTTTGGTCTGCATATCCGATATTGCCATTTGCGTCCTCATAAAGCACTCCAAAGGCTGAATTAGCTATAGCAGTACATATTGAGTAAAGGTCTGTATTGCTAGCAGATCGTGCAATAAGCTCATAATCGCCAGGCTGGTCTATTTCGCCTAATCCGATATTTACTGCATTAGCCCAGGTTTCGGTAGGGTCATAAGTTGCCCAAGTTTGAGCCGCTGGAACCTCGTTCCATTGACCCAAGAGGTATTGGGATAAAAGGTGATAAATTTGGTCACCATCGAAATCCTGAGTAAGGGTCGCAGAATCGATAATTTTAGGTAGTTTAGATAAGGCTCCAAGCGCGGTAATGGTTGCTATCGTTGTGTAGCCTAATGATCCAGCAGAATTGACGGTAATAGTAAAGTCCGAGATAGTGCCACCAAATATAGGAATGTAAGTACCAACAGAATTGGTGACCTCAACTGTGATGCTAGTACCTACAGTAAAGTCGTATCCTGAATTATCAAAGTTAAGTAAAGAAAGCTGGCAGTAACCCGCTACAGGTTGTTGATAAATATCCGTACGACCAGATGTAATGGTTAGGTCGGCAACAGTAACGCTGGTAAGCTCTACACTATTGACGAGTACCTTGTAATCGGGAGTGTAAGCCGTCATTAAACTACGAGTCCTGCCGCGCCTAGTGTGCCCCGAGCTGATGAGTTATTGAGTACGCTGACTATTGTGCGAGCGGTTCCCTCTGGATCGATAGCCCCATTGACTGTGATGTTGGTTTGGCTTGATGACTGGGTAACGCGTGGAACGACTGGTGAGGTAGGTCGGCTAGGTGTTGGAGCCGATACATTGTCGTTACCGAAGAAGCCAGCTACGGCTGAAGCGGCTGAGCGAATGGCGTTGATGATGCCTGTAAAGCGATCATAGATATTAGATAGTGTTGAGACGAATCCTGCAAAGGTATCGATAACTCCTGAGATAATCTTGCCTAGAGCGGTGAACGCTGCGCCCAGTACCTTGCCTAGGAATGGCGCTAGGTAGTCCTTAGCAAAGTTAAAAATAGCCACCATGAAATCATAGAATGGCTGGAGTTCCTCATTATTCTCAGCTAGTGAATTCTTGACTGAGTTAAATGCGTTGCGTAATCCATTAATGATTGGCTGGATTACTTTGATAGCTGGCTGAAGCTTCTCGCCAAGATTGCTTGTAAAGTCAGATATGGCTGGTATAACCTGATTGACGATGGTTTCAACCATAGGGGTAATAGCATCCAGAATAAATGCGCCTACGGTTTCCTTGCCTTCATCGAAAGCGATCTGTAGTCGAGTCATCTTGCCAGCAAAGGTATCTGCCTTGACTGATGCCTGGTTCTCAAAGGTATCAGCGAGCTTGGCAGTAATCTGCTCCATGCTCATAGTCTTTAGCTCGGCTGATGATAGTCCGATGCCTAACTTGGCAAGTGAAGCGGTATTACCTTCAGCCGCCTTAGCCATCGCGTTAGTAACTGCCTCAAGTGACTTACCTGAACCTGCTGCAACATCGATAGCAACAGTCTGGAGTTCTTGAGCCTTCTGAAGGTTTCCAGTAGCTCTTGCAAGGCGTTCTAAGGACGGTCTGAGCTCGTCATCGGTAACGCCAAAGGCTAAGGATGTTTTGGTAATGTAATCCTCTGTAGCGGCTATCTGAGCCTCTGTAGCCCCTGTTACATTGTTAAGGGTAAGCGCCAGCTTCTCTTGAGCTGCGGCATCTGCGATAGCTGACTTAACGCCATCGATTGCTAACTTGCCAGCATAGGCAACGGCTGCGGCTCCTGCGGCTGCAAAAGCTAAACCAGCCTTCTTGCCAAAGTCTGAAACCTTATCGCCAAAGGTAGAAACATCGTTATCGGCTTTGTTGAGATTCTTAGTAAAGTTATCAACATCGGCAAGGAGCTTGAGCGTTAGTGCTCTGGTACCTGTAGCCATTATGTCCACTCCTTCAGAATCTTATCAAATGAGGCAGTCCATCTAGCAACTATCTCAGGTTGAATCCTGCGAAGCGTTGGATAAATGAACCAGCCCTTAGAGCCACGACCTTCACGCCCTGACCAAACTGGAAACTGCTTAAACTTGTTAGAACCAAACTCAGAACCACCCCAGATATCCTTAGTGGTTGCCCCACCTGAGAACTTCTGAGAAGCGAATCCATAAGTAATCTCACCAATACGACTGGATTTTTTTACACGCGATCCACTAGCAATACGGCTCGCAACATTACGGCTATTTATTTGTCCAGCAGTCTGAGTCACCTCAGCCTTAGCGAACTCCGCCAATGCTCCCGCTTGGCGTTTAGCTTCATCGTTAGCTTCTGTAGTCATACCTTTAAGCGCCTTGAATACCTGGCGAAGCTCGGTCTGGTCTAGTGCTACTAGCTCACTTGCCATTCCGCTCCTCTAGTACCTCAATTGCGGTTAAGATATCCTCAGCCGTTTTCCAATGATCCATAGGAATCCGAGTAGCGATTGCCAGCTCTACTAGGAGTCGGCTTACGCTTCCTCTTGCATGGCTTTTGGGTTTTCGTCACCGACCTCAAGGTCATTGACTGATTCCATCCATACATCGAGTGGCTTAACTGGCTTGCCCCCTGCATCTCGCTTCATGGCGCTATGCGCTACGAATAAGATATCCCACATGCCGCCAAATTGAGAGATAACCTTTTTAGTAGTCATCTCCCACTTGGCGTAATCTGGCGGGCGAACCTGATAAGTGGTTTCGGTTCCGTCTATATATTTAATTGTTATGTTCTGTTGCATTGTGTGCTCCCGTTTCTAGTTTTTAGCTAAAGGTCTCTGTGACGGTTCCGTTAGCGATCTTAAATGTAAAGTCTACAGTCTGAGCATCTGTTCCAGCTCCACCAGCAGTAGGAAACTCTGGAAGAATTGGGAACACGAACTGAGCGCCTGTAGCAGCGGTAAGGGTTACTGAGATTGTGGTGTCTGGTGCTTCTGCTGCAGCCCATAGAGCCTCGCATACTGAGCTTGCCTTGCCCCAGTCTGCCAACATTGAAAGTGCGAAAGTACCCTCAACATTTGTTGTCTTGTAAGCCTCTCCATCGAGAGTCTGGTATGTCTCGCGAAGGTTAGTCTTTGTAAGAACTGCTGAAAGAGCCTGAGCTTCGATATCTGTTCCACCTGTGAAAGATAGAGAAATATCGCGACCTGTGATTACTGTGGTTGCCATGTTTATCCTTAATTGGTTTGAGTGTAGTAGGTGGATACTCGGATATCAGCCACTAAGCAATTAGATGGACCGACTTGAGTTACCGTTGGTTTTTCAACCGCTCCGATCGTGTACCCGACTGGGATTACTTTCAGAACACTTATGACGAGCTGCTCGAGATTGTCGAGCGATGCAGGGTTGGAGTTGTAAGCGACTGCAACCGAGATAACGAGATTAACTTTTGTGTGAAGGGTAGTTTTGCCAATAGTCTCAAGCTCAAGATACGGAGAATCTGGAACCATGACTACAAAAGGAACCATAGGAGCCTCTGGAACATAGGCGTAG